GACAGGAAGATGTGCAGTAAAAAAACGCTCTGAGTGTTTAGTCTCTAAAACCGTTGCTGGCATTGGGTTTGCTGGCATTACTTTTGCTTTTTGTTTTGGTCTTGCGCGCTGGTCATCGCGTGCTGCTCGATATTTGTTGCCTCTTGTTGCGTTGCATTTGCGGCATGACGGCACGAGGTTGTCCAACTCTGATGTGCCACCGCGATCTGTCTCAATCAAGTGATCTGCCTCTGATGCAGCGTTGATGCCACACCAATGACACGGGGGATTGTCACTCAATATCAGTTTGCGATTGCGTTGGTACGTTGCTGATGCGTGCTCTGTTGATCTGCGTTTAGCCGGCATGGTTGTGCTCACGCGCTGCGCTTGTGCTACCGCGCGCTATCGCGCTTGCTTGCAATGGATGGTGTTGACGTTGCATGACGGGCTGCTCTCTGTTGTGTCGGTTTGTTAAGTGTATGTCATCTGTATGTGTGTATCGAGACAGAGTGATGATGCTCTACCCATCGGGCTGCCTCAATCCGATTACCTTGCACATCTGCCTGATTATGTTTACAGGCCGCACCAACGCTTAGCACATCGCTTCTCGTGTATCAGGTTTTGTGCGCGCTGGTCTAACGGCGTTACCGCCGGTCATCCAACCACCTTGCGACAGGCTTAGGTCTATGCGTTATTAAACAGTTGTGGGTGATCTGGTGTAAATCTAATATCTTGATCTTTGTGATGATCGCCTAAGTAAGTCACAAACGCATGGCAACAATGGCACAACAATCTGCACTTAGCAATCTCATCATCAATCTGTTGGATTGTAAACGATGAGTAAACCATGCGTGAGATGTTGGCTACCTTTGTTTTACGATCTAAATGATCCCAAGCAAACGCAACGTGTGTGTGCTCATCGCACACCAACTCGCATATCTCGCATTGACCTACTTTAATTTTTTTTAACTGGCTGTAACGCCTGCGCTCTTGCCCAATGGTTAACTGGCCGTGTGAACGCAATCGAGCATTTACCTGACTGCCAGCCAAGAGCCTTAATGCTGCATAACGCTTATTAGCGTATGCACGCATTTGCGCTTTACGGTATTCAGTACTCATCGTTTATCAGATCGCACCATAAGCGCAGCGCATAACACTGTTAACGCCAATGCCAGCCAAACGTGGCGGCTCATGGTCTTGTGTACCTACGCGCTAATGCCTCATGCGCTAACACAAGTTCATCCTCTAATTCCTCAAGTCGCTTTTCTAGCGTTTTAATAATTCGGTTTGAGTTGTCGCGCTCACGCGCAATTGCTGTCATGTGATCGTGTAGGCGGTCGTACTCATCGTTAGGGTTTCTCATAGTTTCATCGCCGATATCACTTTAGAGGCTTGGTCAAATGTCAGCGTCTCTACCACTACGTCATTTACCTGTAATGCGTGTTGCATAAACTCCAATAGTTTTAGATCATCCATGTTTTTGCCACGCGCAAGGCTCTTTAGAAAACCAATCTGTTTAGGTGTAGCGCTGCCGTGTGTGTCTTGTCGAGCCGGCGCACTTGTCAAACGGTTGACCTTTGCCATCTCCTCCATTGAGGCGCGCTGGCCCGAGTCATTGCCACCTAAGTGCCCAATGCAAGAATTTGATATAGCGCGGCCAATTGATGACGTTTCGCAGTTCTCAATCATGCTTGTTTTATTGACCGGACTAGAGCCAAACTGTTCCTCTGCATATCCAGTTGAGATGAGTTTGTCATCGTTGTTGTAGCACTCGGCACGCATGATGATTGTTGAGCCGTCATAGTGATGTATTGAGGTGATGATGCGGCCGTTGGGAAACGTATCCCACCAGCGCACAAGGCGTTGGGCAACGGTCTCGTAGAGCGATAGATCAAATCCCATATTTAACCGCCTTGTACATTTCGTTGGCGTGGCGTACTGCTGCAACTGTTTGCATGGTCTGGCACTCAATTAGTTGATCTACGGCCATTAGGAGCGCGTCTAGCGCGTCTGAGGCTTGTGCGTGGGCTGTTTTAACGGGAAAGTCAAGCCGCTCGTAATCGCCAAATGAGGTGCGGTACTTGCAATGGTAGTAAATCTGGCTTTTGTTGCGTTCACGGCGTAATGCGAACACTCGACCAGCGTTGTGTAGTACTGACAGCGCGCCTGATATTTGGCCGTGATGCAGGTTGAGATCGTTGCCTAACTCTGACCATGTTTTGCCAAACTCTGCTGTCTCCAAGACATCAAGTATGGCAATCTGACGCTTACCTGTAACACCTGTTGCATCCTCGTGTAGTGCGCGCGCTGTAGATGTTTTGGATGCAGCCACGTGGCCGCTCTTGCCGTTGTATGGCAGTGATGGATGATCAAGCGATGTCATTTGCTGACCAATTCCCAATCTGTTTTTAGGATGCTGTTCTCACACGTTTGACAAGTCAACGCAAACCACGAAAAGTGGTAAACAAGTTGCACGCACTTGCATGATGGGCACACAATAAATGTGCCGTCTTTTTTTGCTCTAGTGTTTTTAGTTACCAACATTGTCGGGATGTCCTTTGGTCGGGTTTATTGGTTTTACTTTAGCACACGCTTTTAGGTTGGGATGTAACCACATTACCTTTTCAGGGTTGTGCCGGTATCTTGTGCCGTGCATGGTTAGGCCACAGGCTTTACAAGGCGCGTATAACATTTATGGCCGCTCTGATTACTGAGGCGTTAAACCTGTTTTGCTCACCGCCAATGGTCATGTGTGCGTCATACATCAGCACCAACTCATCGAGCAAGATCGAGTGGTCTGGCTGTTCAGGTTTTGGCACGTGGTTTGGTCTAAAGATGTCATCAATAAACGTCTTAAACACTTTGTTGTATTTGTCGCTGTAAGTTTCGGGATACATTGTTTCTCTTGTTTCTTGGCTGATGCCACTATCGGGATATGGGATGTCAGCCATGTGTACTTGCCCACGCTGACCAGCCCACCATACTGTAGAGGTGTGCTGAGACTCTGAGATTGACTGACGGCACAAACAGATCGTCAAGGCTGGTAATGAAACCTTGCTCGATTAGCCACGCTTTGTGTTGGCCATTGATCTGCATTAGACCGTATGAGCCGCCTGCCATGTCTTTGCCGTTGTATGCGGTTGGTGTGCATCGTGACTCACGAAACATTACGCGCGCCAGCATTGGTGCTTGGTCTGCTGGCCAGCCTGCCGTAATTGCGTCTGCCACGTATTGTGCACAACCTTTGATTGCCTCTGTGGTGGTGGTTGGCGCAATGGTTGGCAACGTGGGCACGATGCTGATCAGGGTTGTTGTGATCTGTTCACCCGGTTGCAGTTTTACTGCTGGTGGCGCGCTGGCATCCCATAGCAACGTAAACGCTGCCAAACCGCTAATCATCCATGCACCTATTTTGATTGCTAAGTAACTCATTTTTTCTCCAATTGGTAAGGGGTCTGCCACGAGTCACCAATTGCATCCTTAAACGCAATCTGTGCGTGCAGCACTTTGTCTGTTTCAGGGTCACGGAATATTTGCACCAGCACCATTTGGCTGCTGTCCATGACGGTTGTGTAAACCTCATAAATATATGTTTTGGCATCAGCCATATTGCATCTCCCCTTATCGCCGGTCATTTGACCTTAGGGCATTACTGTGGCAATTCGGTGAATACCCTCTGAAACGCTTGCTGTATAAGGGTTAAAGGCTGATTGACAAAGGCTGGTGAGTGCTCTATATGAAACCAATCGCCTGAGCCGCCATGCTCAACTGTTTGCTTGTCATACTTTTGCCATGCTTGTCGGTCGCATCGCCATGCGCGCCCAAAATCTTTAACTGCGTAATCAATAATCATCTCTACACCTAGCGCGTTGGCGTTAGCCACCAGCGCTTTAATAAATATCAACGCACTTTTGCGGTTTGCTTGTTGATGTTTTTCAGTCATGCGGTTTGAGGCATCCCATGCTCGACCGGTGGCGTGCACCGACATTGAGCCGGGCTTGCCGCGCATATCACGCACACCCCAACTGCCGTTATTCCAGAGCGCGCCGTTGGCATATTTGATGCTTTGGCGTATTACCTCATCCATGCCGGCACGTGGGCCAGCGGCTGCGCCGTCACTGTTGCCTGTGTACGGCTTTGAGCCGATGACGTTAGGGAGTGCTGGTAGTACTGGCATCAGCAGGTTTTCGTTTAAGGCCGTTGGCGGCAACAAGGCCAGACAACGTGCCAGTCATAAACACTGTAAGCGTTGACAATAGATCAATAAATTGTGCGTCATTAGGTGACTGCTCTAACGGTTGCGTGACAAATAGCAAGCCGTAAACAAAACCTATGACAGTTATTGCAAACGTTACGGCAATAGTGCAGCCAACGAAAACTATCATGCGCGCGTGTAGGTAATCTATTTCTGATTTTTCTTTAGCCATTGCCAACCCTTTCGCATTGTTGAATAGTCGAGCATCGTGTTAGCGCGGTGTTGCGTACTTTTAGCGGTGCGTTGGTTCGTGTCGTTTCGCAAGCGGTCAGGGCAAATGCAAGCATGACACTAGCCAGCCAGTAGCGCGACTTCATTACTTAATTGCACTATTCGGCCGTTGGCTGTGGATTTGTTACTTGACGCTGTATAAACGCTTCGTATTCGGCTGGGGTCATTGGTCGCACCACGTCATCAACTTGGATGTTTACTTGGTCGTGTGGATATGCCGCTATTGCTTCTTCGTATGTCATGTCATGTCCTAACTGTTTGCGTATCCGTAAACGCGTATTGTGCCGCCTGTAAATGTTCCTGATGACGGCCTGATAATGAACGAGGTGTAACTTGTGGCGGTTTTGTGTACGCCACTAGCCGACCCTGCTTCGTTTTGTGCTGTGTAAACAGCGTTAACAAGTTTTGTGTATTTCGCTGCGAACGGGTCAAGAATGTCTGCATTAAAAGAAAGGCTGTCTGTTGTGCCGTAACCGACATAATCCCAAGATGCTTGGTTGTTGTTGCCAATTCCTGCTGGCGTACCTGAAGCGAACGGTGCGTAAATAAGCGAGTTGTAATAGGTCGTAATAGATGCACCAAGTAACATTTGCATTTGGATATTGCCAGATGCAACGCCGCCAGTGACAACAATTTTGTACGCGTCATAAGTTGCACTAAACGCGCCAGTAACGGTCACGCTCGAAACTGCGCTGCCAATAGTCGTTGCGCTAATTAGGGTTAGTGCGCCTGAAGCAGCAGGCCCGACAGTAGCCCAAGCCGCGCCATCGTAATACTGCACCACGTTGGTACTAGACAAATAACACAACTGGCCTTCTGCCAATACTTTTTCGCTTGCACCACCAAAAGCCGCATCGCGTGTAACAGTAGTAGCAAAAACAGGTACGCCTGTACCGGCACTAATATTCATATTTGCACTGGTCAATACCTCGCCACTAGCAAATAAGGGTACTGATGTCTGTTCGTTGGGCATATGTCCTACTTTATCCTAAAACTGGCTGAGGGTCTTGTATATCTAATTTGCCGTAGATCGGGTCATTGAGGATGAACTCATAAACGATGACGGTTGCTGACGTATAGAACGTGACTCGATGCCCGTTGTTTAGGTTTACCGATATTTCTACGCCCTCAACCGCTAACTCTTGGGCTACCTGACCGCCTGTAATTGTGTTGGTAATAGTGATTGTGTCACCAATATCTACAAGCGCCAGCGCCTCGCGTTGCGCTGTAGTCAGCATCAGATAATCGGTTTGCACAGCATTAAACGTGGCTACAGGCTCGCCTACAAGTAGGTACTCTGCCAGTGTCAGCGCGCTTGCATCATTGTGCAAAAGGCTGTTAGTAATGCTGACATTTTGAATTAGGTACTTGGCTTGGCTTGCAAGATCATCTGCTACCTCTGGGCTAGTCGCGCCTAGATGTTGGATGCTTGCCCGGTTGACGATCACATCAGCGTTGTAGATAATGCCTAACGAGTTGTACGGGATGTTTGTGCCGTCATCGTGGAAGTCTGCAACACTGCCTGCCAGTGTGTCACCTATTCTTGGCTGGCTGGTCAATACGCCTGTGCGCGCCATAAAGATACGGCCTTGCTCTGCTGCCTGTATTTGGTCAATGTATGTCTTGACGTTTGTACCCTCAGCAACCGTGTATGCAGCAGCGCCGCCAAGTGTTTGCGTACCTGTCTCAATGTCACGGCTCAATGCTGGATAGGCAACCTCTGGTAAATCTAGAACGGCTGATAGTCGAGCACTAGATAATTGTTCGCTCACATTAAACTCCGCCAACGCGGTCTGTGCCAACAAATAAAAGTCATCAGCGCAATACACGCTTATTGTGTTTTGCCCACCCAACTCGTAGTTGTAATCGTAAGAAACGATCTGACCAACAAAGAGCGGCACAAAAGTGTTGGCTGTGTTGTATCTGCCAAACGACACCCGGCGCAATGGCGCTAATGTAAATTGCCCATCAGGGTCAACAAACGGACTAGACGAGTACAAAGGATTTAGAGTGCCACCAGCCAGTGTGTCGTTGAGGTTAAATGACATAGTGCCCGCGCTGAACTGATCGCCCACATCGCGCCTGCCTCGTTTGATGTTGACGTTAGTCGAGTATTCGAGCATTGGTGCAAACTCTGATACGCCGTCTAACACATAGGTTGTGTTATTGAGCACAGCGCGCGTTGGGTTATCCAGCGTAAACGCATTGAGCATAAACCCTGTGTCAATAAACAACTCGTAGTTGCCACTCTCAATTACTGAGGTAGCCACTAGGCAACCGCAATGTTGGCAGGGCCAGCAGCCCTGTTGTATGCCCTGATGGCGTTCACTACGGCCTCACCTATTTCAGCGCTTGTGTTGATACCGCCTTGCACGTTGACTGTTACACCAGTACCCGGTGCACCTGAGCCTGCCTCTGGTCGTGATGGTGTAATTGGCATAACTGTTGGCCCTGATAGAGCCTCACCAAACGATGCTGAGATGCCTTTAACGTCTGCGATCTTAAGACCTTTTTTAGCAAGCCGTTTTTGTGCCTCATCAAACGCTGCCTCAACACCTTGCAAATATGATTGCGCGTTAGATACACCAGCGCCGTACCACTGTTTAGCAGCCTGCTGGCCGATAATTGCAGCGGCGATCTGGCTGGACTCAACTAGCGCGTTGGTTTCTAAGATTGCTGTAGAGCCACCCTTAATTAACTCTGCTGCGATTGCTGCACCAGACTCACCGCCAGCATCGAGCACAGCCTGCAATGCCTCTTGTGATAATCCCATCGTGAGCAAAGTGCTGACATCTTTGCTGTAGGTCTGTATGCCTTTAACTTGATCGCGCAAACCTTGCAAAAAACCTATGCCAGTTTCATCGCCTGCGTCTTTAGCATCCTTAAAACTAAATGCATCTTTAAGACCATCTGACACGCTGGTTGCAAAATCATTAAACGCGCCTTGTGCATCCTCAAGCGCGCCTTGTGCAGACTTAAGCGCTGACTCCATGTAAGTTTTTAATGCGTCTGATGCTTTTTTAACTTTCTCTGCCATGTCATCTATAGCGCCACCAGTCTTAACAACTTTTTCCGTGACGTTAGTTAACTCAGGGCCGAACACTGGCCCGGCTACATCTCTAAAATCTTGAGTTGCCTGAGTGGCTGTTTTAGTGGCGTTTTTGTAAATGAGAAACGCGCCAGCAGTAACCGCAAGACCTGCCGCAATGGCGGCTGCACCAACGCCAAGAGTTAGCGCCGTGTTCGCAGCAGCAGCGCTCGCAGCAAGAGACCAGTTGAGCGCTGTGGTCACAACCGTGACGGCGTTGGCAATAATCTGTGCAGCCTTAAACCCGATAAGCGCGGTAGAGATCGCACCAATGGCTGTACCTACGGCCAGCAGTGTGCCTGTGTGATCTGCTGCCCATGTACCAAACTTGATGAGGTACGGCAATACGGCTAAGATCGCTGGCAACAATGCTTTGCCAATTGACTCTTTAGCCTCATCGAGCGCCACGTTAAGGCGCTTAAATTGTCCTTGTGCAGTACCAGCCGCTGTTGCAGCCGAGCCACCAAACGTGTCTGACAGTGCAGCCATCACCTTGTCAAGTGATGCACCATCTTTGATCATGCTGTACACCTCTGGTGAGAGGTTTCGCAGCGCCTTAAAGTTGCCGCCATACGCTTTAGCAAGAGCATCAGAAACTGTTGCTAGGTCTTTGCCTGTGCCGGCTGAGATGTCCATTGCAAGGTTCAGACCCTCTGTTGCCATAGCAATGTTGTTTGTGCCTCTCAATAACGAGGCGTAGGCTGGCCTAAGTTCGTCATCAGCAACACCAGTAGCCAACTGCATCACATTGATCTGAGACTCAACTGCTGCGATCTGTGCATCAGTAGCATCTGTGACGTTGACCAACGCGCGTGCTAATTGGGCTTGTGCTGCCTCATCCTCAACGGCCGCTTTAACGCTTGCACCTGCAACAACTGTGAGTGCGCCTATGGCTGCGATGGCTGGCAAAAATGCTTTGCCTGCAATGTAGCCGGCACGCTGGCTATTGGTCTCAAGAGCCTTAAGTTGCAAGATCGCTTTATCAAATCCCTTGCCATCAAGGCTGGAGATGATTGGGATATTAATTGCCACTTTGAGCCTCGATGTCTCTGCTAATTAGGTTCTCTACAGTCTCCACTATTTTACGCACTTTATCTGTGACCACTTCTCGGTTGCGCTCAACGGCAATGTCAATTGCGCGTGGCTCTGGCCCTGCCTCAGTGTTTAGGTTGGTAACAAATGTTGATGAGGTTTGACGGCCTGCATGATCGTAGATCGCACCAGCAGCATCAGCCTGCTGGATGACCATCAACTGGTAAGGCTTAGACCCGTAGGCAACCTGCTCTGTGTACGTGCCTGTAGTGCCTCTGCCTTTAGGGCCACTAGGGATGCCGCCACGTTGGTAGTTGACGTAACGCTCTTTGCTTGCGCGCACACCAACCTTGACCTTAAACCCTGCCTGTACTGCGGTTGTTTTCCAACTTTTCTCACGGCCTCGTACCATGCCAGACAAAGGCGCACCATTGTTTTTCGAGTTGTCAAAATGCGCAACCATTGATCGAGCCTCATTAATGATCTGATCGCCTGCCGCTTGGATGTCTTTAGTTACTTGGCGGCGGTAACGGTTATCAAATGTGTTGAGCGCTTTCAGTGTTTGTTGTACGCCAGCAATGTTGACTGAGTGCACTGGCACGGCTGGCATTAGCGACCGCCGCGCTGCTTGTTAAGTATCTCAATGACAGTGTTCATATCGTCTGCCTCAAATGTAATCTCTGACGGCCAGTAGCCGGTGGCAACAACGATCTCTGCCAGCGCGCGCCTTACTGAGCCGTGACCGCTTTTGGGTCTTGTGTCTCCAATACATCAATGTTGGCAAGCAACGCAATGAACTGGTCAAGCGTGCCCGGCACAGTAGTACCAGATGCGCGCGTTGCCTCGTAACACAAGTACGCCAAATCCTCAACACCAATACCCGATGCCATCTCTGACGCTTTGCGCTTGTACTTGCGTTCCCACGCAACAACAGTTGACAGGTTGGTTACAACCTCATTGATTGTGCCATCGTTAAACGTGGCTTTAAGTCTTAATTGCATCTTGCCTCTTTCGTGTCGGGCCGTTGCCGGCGAGAATTATTTAAGCGCCGGTGGAAACTGTGTACGCTCCGCCAGTGAAAACAATATCAATAACATCGAGAGCACCCAATTGACCGTTGACAATTGGTAGGGACTCTAGGTACGCCCCTGTCAGAGTTGATTCTGGACAAGTCGCACTGGTAGTGGCAGACGTAGGTTTAATTTTTACGGTCACCTGAGTGCCAACAAGAGCCTTGAGTGTTGCATAAGTTTCTGTTGCAGCAAATGAGTTGTACATCGAAACGGTCAATGTTGAGTTTTCCAACCCACCAACGTATGACCTGTTTGTTTGGCCAAACGCCGTTGACTCAAGACTCTCAATAACGCGCGTCAAAACTGCTGACGTGCACTGATCTGACAAATCAACTGAGTTGATTGTTACGACTGGGTTAGATAAATAAACGGTACTAGGCATGGCTTAATTCTCCTCGTTGGTGTCTTTAATAGGTTTATCAGATTTTGTGCTCTTGCTGGTGGATTTGATAAACCCACCCTCAATTAGCGCCTCAATGTTTAGATCATCTGTGGCGATGAAGTTGTCACCGATAGTGCCAAGTCTTGCTGATGCGATTACGTATGTCATGTCTGTGTCCTAACTTTGTGCTTGCACATTGATGTTTAGATCATACGCTGCTAACTCGCTGCCACCGATGATGGCAATAGTTGGCCTACCATCCGTGACACCAATATTGGCGCTGACAACTTTGGCCGCCAAGTTCATCAGGCTGCGTTGTGCATCTAAGTTGCCCGGGCCAAGAGTCAACAATCTGACTGGATAAGAGAGGGTAAATACGGCACGGCTAAAACCTGTAAAGGATGGCGCGTCAATGAACACACAAGGCGGCTGGATGTTGCGTGGGTCTGTTACCACGACAAGACCTGTAACGGCGCTGAGAGTGGCTGACAATGCGTCTAGCGACTGGTTAAACAGATCGGTGTAGGCAACTGGTGTAGGCATTAGGCAACCTGTGCGCGGTTGACACCTAGCAGTTGTTTGATCATTGGGCTAAGTCCGTTAGACCCACCAGATACCATGCCATCAAACGAGGCGAAGTCACTTACCGAGCCGCGCTGGCGATACAGAAACGAGCCATAAGCGCGTGTGCCGAGACCTACGGCAGTTGATGGCAACACCGTTAATGAGTCTTTGTAGCCTGCCTCTTGTCTCCTGAGAAAACAGAAGGCTGACGCAGCAGCCGCACAGATTGTTAAGAAGGCTGCGTCTGCGGCCGTTGCTGTGCCTATGCCGAGATAATCCTCGACATCGCTTGCGGACACCCACGTGCACACTTGCGTGTAAGTAATTGTGCCGGAATAGTCAACTACAAAATTGACGTTTGTACCAGTGCACGCATAAATAATTTGGTTGGGTCGAGGCTCGTTTACATTAAAAAGAAACTCGCCTGTAGTTGAGTCAACGCCTGTGAACTCGTATTGCGGTAGGTCAAGCACCTTAAACGTGCCTGCAAACGGCGCAGACAATCCACTAACCGTAATGCTTTCGCCTATAGCAATCTCTGTTGGCTCAAGCGTGCTGATGCACGCATAGTTGCCAATGAGTTGTTTGGTGGCGCTGGTATAAGTTGCCATAGCGGTCTAAGTCCGCTACAGACTAAGCGATTACGATGCCCTGAATAAACGATGACTTGGCAACAAATGTTGAAAAGTAACCGTAATAAGAGAACGTCTTGCTCAGTGTGGATGGATTGTCCACTGACAAGATGCCTTGTTGAGCCTCGTAGATCTCAAAGCCCGGTGCGTAAACAACAAGCATCGTGCCGGATGCAAAGTTGTTATCAACAACTAATTGCAAACCCATGACGTTCATGTTGTTGTAGCCCATGCCGCCAACTTTGCCGATTGAGTTTTGGCCCATAATGCCATCGGTGACATAACCCAAAACTGGTCGCTTGTTGCTGTCCAACTGTGCACCCAACTTTTCCCACACGTCTGGTGACACGCACAAGTGTGTTGGAAAGTAGTTGCTGTCCTCTGCAATTTCGCGTGCTGCGTCATACAAAGAACTGATCAACGATGTTGGATCACCAGCGGTGACAGTCCATGTTGATCCTGATGCAGTCTTGCCGGAAACAAGTGCATCGGCTGCAACGTCATCAGTCTTAATCAAGTACTCACCAGCAAGATCGTTAAGGATCAAGTTCATTGATGCTGGATCTGTAAAGTCCATGTCTTGTCGAGTAATTGTTACTTGACCAGCAACCGTTGTTTTGGTAACGGTGTTAGATGCGATCACCATTGTGGTTGCACTTACTGCACTGCCCTCAGTCTGAGTTGCAGCGCTTGTGTGCGTGGTGATTGTTGGCCTAACAAAAGTTTTGCTAGGTGTGTTTGGCATTGAGCGTGCACCAAACGCGGTGACAACTGGTCGCACAAAGTTGAGATCTTGGAATAGTGGCCCAAGTACCGGCACTGGCAAGAGACCCGGTGTATCGGTGGTGAGGATGTCACCAGCGGCGGCTTGCAATGCTGTCTGTTGCAACTTGACTGCATCCTTGTATGCGGCGTTCACGTTGTGGAAAGTGTCTCCACCTGCGTGCAATGCTGCAAGGTATTCGCCGGGTGTTGGCATCTTAAATGTGCGTTTTGCTTGTGCAAAAATTGGTGCAGTTGGGATGGTTGCCTCGACTGCTGGTGTTGCTGTTTCGCTCATGGGTTCTGTCTCCTGTGTAGGTTCTGTTTCTATAGTACTTATTTCTGGCTCATCTTGTGGGATACTCGCCGCAACTTGTGTGATGATGCTGCCCTCAAATGCTGGAATTGGCACAAGGCTGAGTTCTTTCCAATCGGCTGCCTCAATAACCATTACGCCTTTGTCATCATGCCATTTGGTTGGATTGATACCGATTGACACGCTAAACACGCCGTCTGCCGCCAAAATCAATGCCTCATCTCCAGCGCGTGTGGCAGATACTTTTGCCGTAAAGAGCATTGCGGTCTCAGTAGATACACGTTCCGTGACAATTCCCACTGGCTGCGTTGAGTCATGGTATTGAAATAATCGAGGCTTAGTTCCATCTATTGGTAGCGCGCCGGCAAGGATTCGTACCGTTGTGCCGTCTGAGACTGTTGCATCTACGCCGTAAGGTACGGCCACACCTGTAATAGTGCGGCGTGGCAAGTTGTCCGGGCCTGCTGCGTCAACCGATAAATCTTGTGCAATAAAATTAATCATGATGAGTACGGTACTCCATTTGATCGTGGCGGTTGTGGCATCTCTTCCATCTCTTCTTTTTCCATCAGATCACCATCAATAAAATCGTCAATGTCAAACTCAACGCAAGTATTGTTTGGCAAAATGTTATTGGCAGACAATGTTTGTGTAATGCACTCTGCAATCTGTTTGCAGCCAAATGTCCACAAGTCTTGGCGTGCCTCAGTGCTATTGGTATAGGCGTATGAGCCAACCGAGATATTTAGTAAGTATGCAGGTACTCCACACACGCGAGACATCTCCATAGCCTGAAACTCTGCCGAGTCAACTAAGAGCATCTTGTCTGGTGATGTGGCTGTCTCGATGTAGTGCACCTCTGGTGATAGCGCTGCCGTTTGGTTAGTGGCGCGCGCTGCGTTAAACGATGCGGCCAAGTCTGCAAGTTCGGTGCTGGAAAGTGGCTCTGATCCAGCCTGCACTTGCAATACTCCAGCCGGTATTGCACTAGACGCATTGCGATAACGTGCATCCTCAAGTTTGATAGATGTTGCAATTGCTTTAGCCGATGAATAAACAATGCCCGGCTGACCGTTAAGAAACTGCACAAGATCGTTAGGGTTTATTTCGCCGCCGTTAAAATACACTTGTTTTGATGGTGCAAACCATACGCCAGACGGTACGCCTGCTTGATCCATTGTGTTGCACATTGCGGCTGGTAAACGTGTGAACGCGGCAGGGTAGCCATCGGCAGTGCGCTCTGTGATGTACCAAAAGGCTCGACCAAACATCATGAGATCCGAAACTGTCCAAGACAAAATATGGTTGTTGGTGTTTACCCTGTCAATCCGTTTTAGCCAAGATCTAGGTGCGAGAGGCACTTGTTCCATTTCCTCGCCGTTCCACATCTCTGTGTACATCTTTAATTTCATAGATGCAATAACTGACGAGATCAATTGTTGAGCGCGCGCAATAGTTGGCACGCTCATGGCTTGAGCAAAAAGTGCACCCTCTGTGTAGGTGTAATACTGGCCCACCATTGCAGCACCTTGATTGCCACCATAACTTGAGCCAGCGGCAGCGGCTTTAGTTGGCGGTGGTGAGATCGCCGCTTTAGTTTTAGAGAATATGGCCATGCTCTTAGTGTGTCACAATCTGTCTAGTTTGTGGTGGCATCGGCCCGGTATGCGATGCGGTATCCCGACGATAAGCAAGCATCAGGCCGATGCCAATAACACATTAGAGGCTAAACGCTGATGATCGTGGGCTTGTTTGCAAAGATAGGTTTTGAGGCAAGAGCGACTGCAAACACCATTGCTCGACACGCTGAGATATCGCCCGGTGATCTAGTGCTAGACAACGTAAGTACACCGTTGTGTTTAACTGCAACAGCGCGCTCAACTTGATCAATCAATTGCGCTTGCCCTGCGTGGCTTATCCGTTTCTCTGTGATCAGTGCACGTACAGCACCTGTCCACTTGACTACCTCACGATGGCCAACAACTGTCTTGCGGTGCGCGTAGATCGGTGGGCAATGCAGATCAATGGATGGCACTAGAGCCAGTTTGAGCATTGGTGATTGCTCGATCTCTAGTGCGACTGCATCCCACATTTCTTTGATTGTGTCCACAACAAAGGCAATATGGCAGCGCGTGTATTGTCCGTCTTGTACGGCGCGCACACCCACATATCGTGACTCGTCAACAGCAGTCTCAATTGCCAGCACACCGCCATTGGGCATGGGTAGATCGTTGGTTAGATCAGTAAATTGGCCCGGCTCAATCCAAGAGTGTTGAGATTGCACAAAGATGTTTACAGATGCGCGCAAGAAACTATTGCGATCTGGTGACTGTGACTCTGCCTCGATCACGGACATATCTAGCAAACCCTCTGCTAGTGCAGGGTTGGAATAAACCCACGCCTCTTGGGTCATGTAGTCCATAATCGGTGGGCTGAACTCGGCAAAGTAAAGCGAGGTGTTCTTGCCTGAGTCCACAGCGCGCAAGCCTTGCTCTCGCCAACGCAACATACTTTTGGATGACGCATCGCCAGCCGTGCTAAAACCTGCAAGCAAACAATTTTTGCGTGTTCGCATAGTAGGCATCAAGCCTGAGTCCACTGCCTCAGCACTAACTGCCCACCACTCGTCTATTGCCACTAAATCACAGGTGTACCCGTGACCAACACCCGGCGTGGCAGCGCGTGGCATCCACTGCGAGCCGTCTGGCATTGTGAGCACTTGGCGGCCATAAGACCAGATCACAGTCGCACCAAATTTTGCCTCAAGAATTGGCGCAAGATAATTAAACAAAACAGTGGCTAGATCAAGTTTGTGACTGACCGAGATCACTAGTTGTTTCTCGCCACGTGCACTGCCCTGAGTAGCAAGCCACCAACCAATAAGCGGCGCTAAGCATCCTTTTGTTTTGCCGTTCTGTCTCGCCACCGACAAATAACCAACTCGATGCACCCACACCTCTTTGCCATCCACCAAGTTGTAACTAGTCATGCCAGCAAGCACACGCCGTTGCCACCTCATCAAAGTGACACCAAGTATTTTCTCTGCAAACTCTGCAATCTCTTGGGAGTGATCTAAACAACCACTGTGCGCGGTCGTTTCCAATCTTGGCCGTTCCCCAATAATCTCAGCCAGTTCAGGCTGATCTCCCAAAACCCTTGCTGGTGTTGGATGGGATAGGGAAATAGGTGAG